CCTTAAGGGGCCCCCTGTGCGAAAGCACGACACCAGAGGTATAGCAATGAATCCCGCTATACCTCTTAACTCGAGTGGAGAATTCCATGACTTTGCCTCGCACACTCGATCAGACTAAACACTCTGCTCTTTGGAGCAGTGTCTATGGAGTGGGCGAGCATGTGGTTACCGCTCGCAATCAGTTGATTGAGAGTGGTGGACACGATTTTCGACGTTTGTCGGCATCGGGTCCGGATAATGGTGGGACGTTTAGATTGTTGAGGCATGAGTATTCCGAATGGACTACTTATCCCTCTAACCCCTATCCTCGTCTCAATGGCTCTTTTGGCCATTGGTACGAAGGGGACATTCTTTTGTCCTCCCAGGTTGGTCCAACTGACGGTTTATGGCCTGAAGTACATCCTACGAACGACATTCAATTGTCGGCCGTTGGGACTTCTGCCATTGCCCGGTTGTCTCCAACTAATCCAACCGCAGACTTGGCTACGTTCATTGGTGAGCTTAGGGAAGGTCTTCCTAAGTTAGGTATCGAGTCGCTGAAAGCGAGGACCAAACGTGCACGAAGTGCAGGTTCGGATTACCTTAACTATCAGTTTGGCTGGAAACCTCTCGTCAATGATATCCAGAAGCTCTCTCGCGCTGTCACTCAGCAGGACAAAATCCTGCGACAGTACGAGCAGCGATCTGGAAAAGCAGTCAAGCGCAAAGCTACCCTGGCCGATGAAGTTACAGTGGAAATGGCCGTCCAAACCGGGATTCGTCCCGGGACAGACGTCCCTTTCTGGGTAGCTGATCAGATTCAGGGTGGTACCTTGACAACTACGACCACAACAAAGTTGTGGCGTGGCTTTTCAGGAACTTTTACGTACTACCTTGCTCCAGAGAAATCTGGAGTAATAGGTAGAGCACGTGCTCTCCAAAATGCTAACAAGCTTCTTGGAGTGCGGCTCACGCCGGAAGTTGTCTGGAACCTGGTGCCTTGGAGCTGGGCCGCCGATTGGGTTTTTAACTATGGCGATGTTTTACACAACGTCAGTAGTTTTGCCCGCGACGGCCTGGTTATGCCGTATGCTTATATCTCGGAGGAGAAATCCATCGAGGTTAAGTATGAACTGGAGGGGGTAATGTTTCCGAACACTTCGTTCGGGGCCATTGGTCCTCACAGTTTTAGCCAAACCTTCAAGACAATCTCGAAGACTAGGCTTCCGGCAACTCCATTCGGCTTTGGTCTTTCGCCTGAACTCGATTTTACGAGCAGGCAGAAGGCCATTGTTGTAGCCCTTGGTTTAACCAAGGGTAGCAGACGCAGCCACAGAACGTGACTGCATGCTATGCCTTCGGATCTCCGATTCGAGGGTCCCCCGCCCGTATACCAGAAGGTATGCGAGCGTCAACTGTTAGGAGCAATTGCTTTGTTTGCTGATCCATTTGTCACCCTTTACAATGCAGTCTCCACCTCGCTTCCGCGAGTTGGAATTGGTCCTTCATCGAGTATGTACTCGACTCTGGACCAAACGTTGAAGGCGACGATCTCGCATGCCATTGGCAAGCGAGCCCGTCACTCTCTTCGACTGGATTTCCAGAAGATTGCTGCTGATCCGCTTCAGCCAGCTACGAACAAACCGTTCACGGGGAGTGTTTACCTCGTGGCAGATGTTCCTCTGGCTGGGTTTTCTATCGCGGAGCAGAAGCTTTACGTCGATGCCCTAACTTACTGGGCGACGTTCTCTTCTGGTGCTTCCATCACCAAGTTCCTTGGAGGTGAAAGCTAGGGTGGAACTACTGGTCCGAGTTTCTTTGGAGATAAGCATAATCTTCTATTTGACGATTATGTATTATCTTTGGAGGGACACGGGCTCAGCCAAGACCGCCGAAACGCGGGCCGAGGCAGTAGTTGCGATTGCCGCTAGACGCACCAAGAGGCGCGTAAAGAGGCAAAAGCGTGTGGAACGGCAACTAAGGCGATGGAATCTCCTACCTCCTCATTAGGGAGGGCGAGATGAAAAGCCATATGTTGCTCTTACAGTCGGTCCTTGAAACATTGGGGACCGGATGTCGCACTAGCACCACTCAAGACTGGAAAACCATCTTGAGACGGACAAAACACGAAGGGCTCTCGTTTTTAACGATAGCCTTACCTGAGTTCTGTCGGGACTTCGAAAAAAGCCTCGACTTTGCAAAGGTAGACCCAACATCCTTTGTAGGTTATGCAAGGGATGGACATCTCCCCCGATTTCTCGGAGGTTTTGTCGGTCAAGTGTTCTGCCGTAAATCTGGACTCTTACTTGACGTACCGAGTATAGAGGCTATCCACGCTGTTCGACAGATTTCTCTGTTGTTCAGCAAGGTGAACCTTGAATGCAGCGACAACCGTAAGGCTGCCGCTGCTACTCAGTACGTCTTGTGTGAGCAGAATATCCGCTCCTCTGACATAGCCTCTTCTCCTCTTTTGGAGGAATTTGAGTCACTATGTCTTAGGATCTTTGGTGACGTTTTCGCTAAGGTAGATAGTGATATCTACTACTCGCGACTGCGACCAAAGCACGGTCCTGGTTCCACGGCTGATAAGCTTACCGGAAACGGTAAGTATCATCAGACCGAATGGTCCCATCGACTCGAAAACTTGTTTCCTTTTGGGGAATACTTGTTTCCGAATTGGCGTCATTTCGATGCCAATCAAGTGGATATTCTCGAACCCGGAGCAGAAAGACCCGTGAGGGTCGTTTTTGTTCCTAAAACGTTGAAAACACCGCGAGTGATTGCAATTGAGCCTGCGTGTATGCAATATACACAACAGGCAATTTTGGAATCAATCGTGTCTAGCCTTAAGAGTGATGACTTACTCTCAAGCCTAGTGGGATTCGAACACCAAGACCCTAATCGGGAATTGGCTCGAATGGGTTCCATTGATGGAACCCTGGCTTCCCTCGATTTGAGCGAAGCTTCCGACCGTGTTTCCAATCAGCTTGTGCGGGCCATGGTACAAAGATTCCCTTCGCTTGCGGAGGGTCTCGATGCAACTCGGTCACGTAAGGCTGACGTGCCTGGCTATGGCGTATTACGCCTTGCCAAGTTCGCGTCTATGGGTTCAGCTCTGTGCTTTCCTATTGAGGCTATCGTCTTTTTGGCGACTATCCTCTTAGGAGTGCAGGATGAGCTTAAGCGTCCAGTGACTCGACAAGATCTTCATGATCTGGTCGGTCGGGTGCGCGTCTTTGGTGACGATATTATCGTACCCAAAGAGTATGTGCGTTCCGTTGTTGGTCGCCTCGAAGCTTTTGGCTTCGTGGTAAATACCAAGAAATCTTTCTGGACTGGGAAGTTCAGAGAGAGCTGTGGAATGGAGTATTACGATGGCGAGGACGTATCAATTGTCCGCGTCAGAGAAATGCTCCCCACGCAACGGAGGCACGCTCGAGAGATTATTTCTGCAGTGTCCCTTAGGAACCAATTTTACTTTGGTGGCCTTTGGGGTCCTGCAAAATACCTTGACAAACTACTTGGAAACTTAATACCTTTCCCTGTAGTTGGCCAAGCGTCTCCCGGGTTGGGCAGACACTCCCTCTTCGGTTTTGATACCGAACGAGAGTGTCAGTACTTGCATAAACCCCTTGTCAGGGCTTATGTTCCGTACGGCAGACTTCCCCCAAGTCACTTGGAGGGAGCTGACGCCCTGCTCAAGTGGTTCCTTAAACGCGGCGATGAGCCATTCGCTGACAGGAACCATTTAGAGCGTGCTGGACGCCCCGAAGCCGTCGACATCAAGCTTCGGTGGGTTAGCTCAAGTTAGGCTAACCCAGGGCAAGTACGGCCAAGGCCGTACTTCTGGCATACGCCAGGTGGAGGGGATTCATTTGCTTCCCTCTGCG